ATGTTCGTTGAACTCGTTTACGACAAAAGAAATGTTGAGGATTTACCCGGCGCGAAAGGCATCATCTTGGCTGAACTGACAAAGAGGGTTCACAAGATTTTCCCCGGAGCAGATGTGAGAGTTAAGCCGATGCAGGTGAACGCGCTGAACAGTGATTGTACGAAAACTGAGAAAGAGCGGCTCAACCGCATGATCGAGGAAATGTTTGAAGAGGCTGAATTTTGGCTTGTTGAGGAATAGTTCCCTAACCCCCTGATAAAAAACCAGGTTATACCTCGCCATTTTTAGCGCTATATCCATTACAATTTCCTTCACCGGCAGTGGCCAGACGAAACTTTTAGCTAAGGAGAAGGCGTGTCAGTCCACTCTGCATGGAAAGCAAAACATACTTCCTTTAGAAATAAAAAAGTTTAGTTCAAATTAATCAACGCTATAGTGCAAGGTTATGAGCCGGCTACTGAACCTGGTTATGTTGCTTATCGCTTACTGCCCGATTAACGAATAACGTCAGCAATTGTGGTCTGGCTGTTCTACGTTCGAAGGACAAGGAAGGCGATCAGGAGTACGTGCAGGAGGAGATACAGGAGACGTGGGAATCAGCGGACGACTGGTTTCATTGATAGCCCACATAAACTTCCTGAGATCGGTTGAAAAGCGAACCGGCTGTACTATACTTTTCTTGCTGTGCTAACAGCACCACGCTTATCTAATCTTTGATTTTTTATCACAGCCCGCCCCCTATTCTGGCGGGCTTTTTTATGTTTACTGTTTGTTCAAAAATTTCCAATGGATTTCGTGATATCCTGCATTTGTGACGACTTTTGTCGCGAATTTACTTGAAAGTTGAACTTTTTGCCCGCTGTAAGCGGGCTTTTTTTTCTGGCAAAAGTACAGACGTGCCGCAAAATAAAGCATGTAATTATAAAATTTACTGGAGTAATGTGAAAAACATCTGTGACGAGAGTCGTTGAAAGCGAGGCGCGTAACTGATTGAATAATGGCGGAGAGAGGGGGATTTGAACCCCCGGTAGAGTTGCCCCTACTACGGTTTTCGAGACCGATTCAATTTACAATTAAATCATACACTTATAAATCACGCATGGTATAACCGTGTTATTTTGTAATTAACAAAATCAACTAATTACGGGCTTATCGACACTTCATATACCAACACTTTTCTTAACTAAATGAGCAATTCTCCTCCGCTGCAAAAATTCATGAATTATGTATTCCTGCCAACGAACAATAGCGCCTTCCAGATCCTTCTGTATGTTTTCGACATAGTTCCATCTCCTATACTTTCAGTCTAACTGGCTGGAGGTGCATATGTGCGGACGATTTGCCCAGGCGCAGACGCGCGAAGAATACTTGGCTTACCTCGCCGAAGAGGCCGAACGCGACATAGCTTTTGACCCCGAGCCAATTGGCCGGTTTAACGTCGCTCCTGGCACGAAAGTTCTCCTGCTCAGTGAACGCGATGAGCAACTGCATCTTGATCCTGTAATCTGGGGTTACGCCCCCGAGTGGCGGGATAAAGCACCATGGATTAATGCTCGCCTCGGGACAGCAGCCATCAGCAGAATGTTTAAACCGATATGGCTACATGGCAGGGCTATCTGTTGTACTGATGGTTGGTTTGAATGTAAAAAGGAAGGCGACAAGGAGTATGCGCAGGGTGATTACAGGAAACGCGGGAGTCGGTGGATGACTGGTTATTTCGCTGACAATAGAAATTTCAATGAACCCCCACATGCAAATCTGTAATCTGATTCGCGAGTTAGTGAAGGATTTTTTATAAGCCGCAGGTTTACCTCTTTAATTCTATTGTGTATTTTATATTTATCGTCATGGAGAGCGGTATTAGTGTAGAAATAAGGGTGTTTTTTAGTGGCTAAAGCAGATGAGTTAACGTTTGCTGATTTTTTATCCATCAACAGCAGACTGAGGCAAGTCAGTGACACATGGGCTGATTTGTGGGTTAGCATCTATTACACTCAATTGAGTGTCGGAAAGTTGGTGGCGTTGCGTTTTGAAGATATTTCAGAGTCAGGTTCACCATTAAAAAAATCTGGAATTATTCATTTGCTGGCTGAGAATCCTGTAAGGCATATTATCCAGAAACGCCGTTCATTATACCCTGAGGACGAATTTATATTTCAAAGCCATTCTAATAGAGTCAAATCTATAGCAAAACCGGTGACAGTGGTTGCATTTAACCAAGCGTTACGTGATATTGCCAAGTATGTCACCGATAAAAGCGTCAGCAGTAATAGTGCACGAAGAGTACAAAATATAATACATAAAGCTGCATAGCATAATACATCACGGTAATGGTGCCAACTTACTGATTTAGTGTACGATGGTGTTTTTGAGGTTCTCCCGTGGCTTCCATCTCCATCAGTTGTCCCTCCTGCTCAGCTACTGAAGGCGTGGTGCGTAACGGTAAAAGTACTGCCGGACATCAGCGCTATCTCTGCTCTCACTGCCGTAAAACATGGCAGCTACAGTTCACTTACACCGCCTCTCAGCCCGGTACACACCAGAAAATTATTGATATGGCCATGAATGGCGTCGGATGTCGCGCCAGTGCACGCATTATGGGCGTTGGCCTCAACACGATTTTACGACACTTAAAAAACTCAGGCCGCAGTCGGTAAACTCACGCATACAACCGGGCAGTGACGTCATTGTTTGCGCGGAAATGGACGAACAGTGGGGTTACGTCGGCGCTAAATCACGCCAGCGCTGGTTGTTTTACGCGTATGACAGGATACGGAGGACGGTTGTGGCGCACGTATTCGGTGAACGCACGTTGGCCACGCTGGAGCGTCTTCTGGGCCTGCTGTCGGCCTTTGAGGTCGTGGTATGGATGACGGATGGCTGGCCGCTTTATGAATCACGCCTGAAGGGAGAACTGCACGTTATCAGCAAGCGATATACGCAGCGCATTGAGCGGCATAACCTGAATCTGAGGCAGCATCTGGCAAGGCTGGGCAGGAAGTCACTGTCGTTCTCAAAATCGGTGGAGCTGCATGACAAAGTCATCGGGCATTATCTGAACATAAAACACTATCAGTAAGTTGGAGTCATTACCGACTTTACTCATCATTCTTACCCCGTATTAATTCACCTCAAACACTGCTCGCGCACATATGCTTTCAGACCAGTTAATTGGCTGAGCTGATGTCGATGTAATACTCTTTGCCCTGCTCAAACTGGCTGAACGCAGCGGGGTTAGAGATGTGCATCTGTAGCAGGCCACCCGGCGTGTACTTCGACCAGGTTTTATTTTCTGGCGTGTCGTTGGTAACGGGGCTCATGTGGACAGTGCAATGAGAATTGTCGTCAGCTTTTTGGATAAAGTGACAGCGGAACTTGGCACGAACGGTCATGGTGTGTCCTCTGTTGGTTGTTGTCGTTGTTGCTCAATGTCGCGAATTCCCGCTAGCTGGTTGTTCGCTGTTTCGATAGCGGCCAGCAGCGGTTGAATCCATAACACCGCCTGACAATATGTCAGGGTGCTGGTGGGAGTGGCACCACTATCGGCTGAGTTAGCCCCGGTGGAATCGGCGTGCATTGCCCCGGCACGTAAACGGTTCGTGTATTCGAGCAGCCCACCAGCAACATCATCAGGAACAGGCAGATCGCAGGTTTTTTCACGGCGTAATATCTCCCGGTATTTTATTACCGTTGTTTCGCTGTTCCCGGCCACAATTGCGTTTGCCTGCGCGGCGGTCTCAGCGGTTTTATTGAAGCGGTTGATATTGAATGCCTGAGTGGCTATTACCTGCCCCTGCAGAGCATTGTCTGACTTAAGTACGCGGTTTTCGCTCTCAGCGGTTGCGGCTTTGTCGCTGTAGTGAAATGCCGACCACACCAGGCCGCCGAAGATGCTCAGGATAAAAACGCCGATCGCAATGAGATAACGAATCTTCATCATGCACCATCCAGACAGAGAGCCTTTTCTTTTCCGGCACGATCCACCAATCCCGGCAATATCTGTCCGCCTCCCCATACCCAACGGGTAAACTGGTTACAGGCTGCGGTGATGTTGCCACTACGGAACATGGCGAACATCTGAGAGGTTCGCAGATTTCCGCACCCGGCACGGAACGTAACTGAAACAGCAGCACTGAATGCGTTATCGGACAGGTTGCGTCCGTTGCCATAGCGATTTACGCATGACTCAGCATCCAGAATGTTTGCCTGCCAGTCAGCAGCAATTTGCGTATCAGTTTTACGCATACCGGCTTTTACGCCGTGAGTGTTGCCTATACCGTCCGTCAGAACACCAGCGGGACAAACGTAAGGATCACGTCGGCAGGATTCTGCATTACCGATAAGCTCAAGTCCGCGCTGATTGGTTCGCACCTGCCCGTTGCTCACGATGATAGCGATGATTGCCATCACTGAGCAGATAGCACCACCAGCGATTTTAGCTTTACCCATCACTCACCCCTGGCGGCCTTGCGCCGATCCTCTTTGATTTTGAAATACAGGCTTGTCAGATACGTCAGCAAGCCAAAAAAAAGACTGCCTATTACACCAATTGCAGCCCACTGCTCTGGGGTGTAACCATCAAGAAGTTGTTTAAACCAGTAGGCGGCACTTCCGCCGGAAGCACCGTACGAAATGCCGGTTGTAAGTTTGTCCATTCGTAGCATGCTCCACCTCCGCATCAGGGAAGTGCTGTTTGTTTGATATGATTGTGAGGCTGTTTATGTCTGGCCTGGAAAGACTAAAGCCAAAAGACAGCAAGTGTTCTTTGGGATCTGGTTCACTATGAAGTGAACCGACAGTGTCTATTGTTAGAAAAGAAAGGCGACTACTTTATTGCTCTAAAGATTGTTTGCGTAACGTCGATAATCAAGGGGTCAATGTTTCAGGAGGTAGTTATGGCCGATGTAATTTTCGTTTTTCCCAAAGGGATTGTTCAAAGGAAAGAGTATCTTTTCAAAGTCCTCAATGTGGATTATGAAGTTAACACTGATGCCAACGACTCCGACATTCTTATGCTTAATCGCACTGCAAACTGGGGTAAGACCGACTTTGCAAATCTTACCAGCGCCCTGAGGCTGGAGATTTGTCGAAGCGAAAATTTAGGAACCAATTCAGACGGGGAAAATCATATGTGGTTGTTTCATCAGATTGATGAGTAACTACCGAAAACCACAAAAAAAACCTGCACGGGGAAGCACAGGTTGAAGGAATATTAGCAAAATCGATAATTGTTATACGTGGTGCCGGGTGCCTCCCGGTAAAACGCTGACTGGCTGCAACGTTCCGCATGCATATATAAACTCAAAGACCGCCAGTAATGCCCCGCCGCACAGGGGGATTCACCACGCCTTTAATTTACAGTTATAACGGTGATTTAGTCAACGATTGGGCTTTGGTCGCCGGAGCAATCACAACCAGACCTGTAGAGGGAACGGTCCAGCGACCAAAGATGGCGGCCTCTGCGCAAGCGCCTGACAGTTGGGTAATGAGTCGCCGTCAGCGAGGCCTGTATACGAAAAAGCCCCGCAAGTAGCGAGGCTTAACAAATTAGTTTTTGTGCAGAGAACGAAAATCAACCTCAAGGTCACTGATGATGCTTACATACATCACCACTCCCAGCAGGAAACACGCCAGCAGTATCAACACAGTTACCCATTTTCTCATCTGCAATCCTTTGATTGCTGGCTGTTACGTCATCGACCAGCATCAGTCTGTACAGATGATAATGTAGCATGCAACCCGCGGCGATACATCCAGCCATCAGGAAGGCAGTTGTTGTTCTTTTCACAAGACCTCCCCGCTATCGCTTTATCAAATATATGCGGGAAAGAGTAATGAATCGCCACGGATAATCTAGACACTTCCGAGCCGTTGATAATACTGGTTTTCATATTCTGTCGGTGACATCTGTTCGCTAGAACCATGCCGACGCTTACTGTTATAAAACATTTCGATGTAATCAAAAATATCACTGCGGGCTTCTTCCCGCGTTCCGTAGATCTTTTTCTTTATCCGTTCACGTTTCAACAACTGGAAAAAACTTTCTGCAACCGCATTATCATGGCAGTTACCGCGACGGCTCATGCTACCCTCCAGGCCGTGTGATTTCAGGAACGACTGCCACTCATGGCTTGTGTACTGACTGCCCTGATCCGAATGAACCAGCACCTGTTTTTCGGGATTACGCCGCCATACAGCCATCAGCAGTGCGTTCAGGACAATGTCCTTTGTCATCCGGGATTGCATGGACCAGCCGATAATTTTGCGTGAGAACAGATCAACAACAACGGCAAGATACAGCCAGCCTTCGTGGGTCCTGATGTAGGTTATGTCCGTTACCCAACGCTCATCAGGAGCATCCGGATTGAACTGTCGCTGGAGCCTGTTGGGTGACACGATACTGGCCTCGCCTTTACGTGCCCGCGGGCTTCGGTATCCGACCTGAGCCTTTATTCCGACACGTTTCATCAGTCTCCAGACTCTGTTTACTCCGCACTGTTGCCCGCTGTCACGCAGATCCAGATGGATTTTGCGATAACCATAGACGCATCCCGACTCCAGCCAGAACTGTTTAATCTGTCCTGTCAGTCTCAGGTCTGCCTGATGGCGTTGTGAATGCGGCTGCTGAAGCCAGGCGTAAAAACCACTGGGATGAACATCCAGCACCCGACAGAGCAGGCGAACAGGCCAGCAACAGGAGTTGTCACGGATAAAGGCGTACCTCAGTCGGACAGCTTTGCGAAGTACGCCGCGGCTTTTTTTAATATGTCCCGTTCGTCGGTAACCCGTTTCAGCTCTTTCTGGAGACGGCGGATCTCGGCCTGAGCATCTGACTGTTCTTTATTAGTGGAAGAATCCGGACCGTACTTCTTTATCCAGGCATAAAGGCTGTGGGTGGTGATATCGAGACGTGTTGCAACGCTGGCAACAGAATAACCGCGATCAACAACCTGTTTGACTGCTTCAGTTTTAAACTCTTCGGGATAACGCTTACCGCTCATGGGCACCTCTCTTTAAGCCATCTTAAATGACTCTGAGGTGTCTGTTAAACCCGTGGCGATTCAAGGAACCCATCAATATCAAGTTTGCTTAATGTCATCTGTTAGCCTTCCTGTTGATTGATTCTTTTAATGCGGGGGAGATAATCTTTATACCACCCCAGAGAGATAAAATGTTTGGGCGGTGATTCCAGTTTCATGCGGCCCCCTGCTGTTTTTTGGTGAATACCAATTCCCTGACTTGATCTCCATTCATCAGGAGGTCATTGAAATCTCCGTTATCGGGCCAGCGCACACTGACTTTCAAAAGGTCGTTTTTTGCGAGCAAATTGGCATGGGCGCACTCGAATGCGGCTGCCTGGCCCGTCGCCGAATGCCTGTCCATATCAGCAAAAACGACAAGGTGTTTTACCCCGGTCGGTGCGCGAAATTTCTTCATGAAGTTACTGTTCATTACCGCCCAGGTATTCACGCCATAAATCTGATAGCAGGAGAGTGCCGTCTCGATACCCTCAGCAATACCGAGAGTCGAGGATACAGGGAACATGCGGATAGCCACAGAGCGGGCGTATTCAAGATAGTTCTCTTCCTGCATGGATTTCTGGCGTTTGGCACTTTCTCCGAGGGGTGCCTTATGTTCGCCCTCCAGTAACGTGCGGTGCAGGTAACACAGTTCACCCTTGTCATCCGTGGCAAGCGCATAAAGCGCCTGATAGACCTTACCTGCGTGACGCTGCTTATCGCAGAACCTGATGGCATCTGCGGGGAGTCTGGTAATTCCACGGTGTTGCAGATAACCAGCACCCGCAGTGCCTCGTAACGGCGCCAGCTTTGCAAACTTACTGATGGTACGCTGGCGTAATCTGGCGGCTGAGCTGTGTACCGGAATCTTTTCGTGGCGGTAATCGTTACCAATGATCTGATCCACTTCCGTGCTGATTGCGCTGAAACTCTTCCCCTGAGTTTTAACCAGCAGTGACATACCATCACCACTACCACAGACACAAATCCATGAACCCGATCCGTCTCTGTCATCGACGCGGTATTTTCCACGCGCACCGCACACCGGGCATTCACCCTTGAAATGGTTTTTACCCGTAACAGGCGGAAGCCCGTAATATTCAAAAATCTCTGACCACCGGCCTTTTGCTGCTTCTGATGTTTTCACGCGCTTTTTCTCCCCAACATGCTGCGGATATCTGCCATCTGATGTTTTGCTCTGATGATTTTTTGTGTTTCCTCTGCGCAGTCGGCAGGCGACCCGGCTGCATTCTGTGCGGATTTCTCCCGGCCTTTAGCAAAGGCGATACGTTTGTGTTTTATGTAGTTGCTGACGTCTGGCGTGATCTCCATAGGAAAGTCACTAAGACCGTTCGGCCACTCGTTGAATTTGTCGCGGAAGGTATGGGCACACCAGCCATCGCTCACGGGCTTACCCATCGATGCGCGCTGGCGCTGGTAGAACTTGATCTGACTCCACCAGGACTGTTTATCGGATTTGGTGTAAACCTTTTCGCCCTTTTTGAGCCTTTTGATATTGCGCTGTGTGTCGGTCTGCACGTCTTCGCCTACCAGAGGTTTGAACCCGCATTTAGGGCAGACGTATACCCTGGCAGGCTTCATGAAATGGCAATCCGGGCATTCTTTTGGTAGCTTCTCTTCCCGCTCTTCGATTGCGCGGGCTGCTGACTCTTTCATGCCGTCGCTTTTAGATAACAGTTCGTCATATTCGATAGCATCCGGAAAGCCGAGGCGGTGAACCGTTCCGCTGTGATCAAATATCAGGCAGGAACTTTTTCCAGGTGCTGTGCGAAGTCCGCGACCAATTGCCTGTAGCCAACGGATCTCGCTCTTTGTCGGGCGGGCGTAGATAACGCAGCGCACGTCACTGTCGAACCCGGCCACCAGCACACCGACGCTGACGATAATTTTTGTGGCGCCCGTTTCGAAACGGTGGATTATCACTTGCCGTTCATCGTGAGGGGTCTCTGCTACCATGACTTCTGCGTTAATGCCCGCTCTTACAAACTGCATGGTAACGAAGTTGGCGTGATCCTTATCGACGCAGAACGCCACGGTTGGAAGGTCGCGACCATTACGCAGCCAGTTGTCCACGATGTCCCCCACCAGGTCAGATCCGCACATGATTTCTGACAACTGGCTTTCGTTGTAGTCGCTGCCGTACTCCTCTGATGAGGACGTTTTTACGCCTTTCAGATCGGGCTTTGTCGGTGCATAGAACTCAAACGGACTCAGATCTCCCCGCTGAATCAATTCGCTGATGGTGGTAGGTTTAATCAGGTGCTGATAATAGCGTCCCAACCAGGGAGAGAATGGCGTCCCGGAGAGACCTATAACTTTTACCCCTGTCTCAGTGGTCAGCCGCTCAATTTCTTTCAGAATTCCGCGCTTACGGAGGTGAGCTTCATCAATAATCAGCAGATCAATGTTCTGAGGAAAGTCCCGACGGGTAAGCGTGTCTGCGCTGGCAATCTGAATCAGACGATCCGGGTCGATCTCGCTTTTCTCAGCCTCAGCCCATACGAGCCCGATATCAGCAGCATCGAGTCCATAACTGACAAAACGGCTGGCAGTCTGACGTAATAAGACGGTATATGGAGCGACGAACAGAACACGTTTACCACGACTGACATGACCCGCAGTGATGAATGCTGCCAGCCCGGTTTTACCGCTACCAGTTGGCGCGTAGACCATGAAAGAGTTGTATGCCTTCCAGCCAAGGCGCAGCATGCTCAGTCCGCGTTCCTGTGCGAAATTGGGTTTGATATTCAGCATCACCACCACCTTCTAAATCCACTATTCCAGGAAGAACGATTCCCGATCTGAGTTGGCTATGGGTGTGTACCAGATAACTAGTACAACTCCGTTTTAAGCCCTGTCTCTTAGATCGGTACCCACCTAACCTATGGAGTTGTCTGTTGGAAAAGGATGCCTTCCCTTCCCTAACACCCATCTCCCCCCTTACCCCCCTCTTCCCTCTTCCCCATCTCATGTACTCGCAAGCTGGTACAAAGATAAAAAACAGACAATCGAAGAATCAGCCACCAGCACCCGGCATCTTTAAGCCGACATGCAACCAGACGCCTTTAAGTCCGGTTATCCTCAGTCCCGCTTACTGCGTTCCTGCCAGGGGCGGCTCAGCCGTGTAACCCTGAATTGCACGCCCGTGCGTTCTTACAAATTTGCGAAGCCGTGTATTGGCCTCATGCCTTGCCCGGTTCTCCTGCCGGAAAGAAACAGGCTCAGCCTCAAATTCAACTTCATAAACTTCCGCGTATCGCTGAGCGACTTTCCGCCTAAGCGAAGGTGGCAGCCGGAGCAACTGTTCCTGAATCCACTCCGCATCTGCCTGGCTGTATCGAGCGGGCATTTCAATCTGCACATAATCCGGGTACATAAAACCTCCGGTTACATGGCTGCCTTCTGTGACGGAAATGGCTTAACTTCCCGCGCACATATCGTTCCATCTTGTTGCACTTCAACAATAATATTTCTCCTATGTCTCAGTGCTTTACTAATTGCCGTTTGCGAAATGCCAAGGGCTAATCCAGTTTTTACTTGCCCGTGCTCTTCTACGTATTCACTTAATGTTTTGGTGACCATTTTTACCCCCACCACAAAATACTACCATAAGTATTAAAACATAGCGTACTATAAGTAGGAGACATAATCAAACTTTTGGTATTAAATTGAGAAATGGAAAAAAAACGCACCCTGACGACAGAACAGCTTGAAGATGCTTCCCGCCTGAAAGCTTTGTATGAGTCAAAGAAGAAAGAGTTAGGAATTACGCAGGCAGATATCGCTGACGAATTAGGTATTTCTCAGGGAGCCGTGGGGCACTATCTAAATGGACGAAATCCTTTAAACCTTCCCGTAGCGGCTGTGTTTGCGAGAATATTAAGAGAACCGATATCCAGCTTTAGCCCTTCACTAGCTAAGGAAGCGGAATTACTATCACAAGTTTCTAATGTCAAATATGAGGGGCCAGTTAAGCCCCGAGGATCATATCCGCTGATCAGTTGGGTCAGCGCTGGTTCCTGGGCCGAAGCAGTAGAGCCATACACACTTAAGGAAATCGACGACTGGTATGACTCTGATGCGCATATAGAAGGGCAAGGATTTTGGCTTAAAGTACAGGGCGATTCCATGACATCACCTGTGGGCTTAAGCATCACTGAGGGGATGTATGTGCTTGTTGATACTGGAAAAGAAGCAAAGAATGGTAACCTTGTTATCGCTAAACTGACCGATGCTAATGAAGCGACGTTTAAGAAATTGGTAATTGATGCTGGCAACAAATACTTAAAACCGTTAAACCCTCAATACCCACTCATCCCAATCAACGGCAATTGCAAAATTATAGGTGTCGTTGTACAAGCAATGATGTGGCTTTAAGCCAAAATGACCTTACAACCCGGCATTGCCGGGTTTTTTTATGTCTTAATTATCAACAACTAAACTAAAAGTACAAAAATAATCCTACTTTTAGTATTGCAAGTAATAGCACTTACAGTATTATTTATTTCAACGGCAAACAACGGAGCCAATGAAATGAGTATTATACCAATTGAACAGTTTGAAGAAGTTTCCATCAGGGTAGCCCCTGGTGAATATGTTACGTTTCCGGTGATCGATAATAAAGGGCTCTTCATGAATCACAAGCGTTGCAAAAGTGACGGTGGTTATCTGTTAGAGACTGTTATTTTTGATGATGTTGAGTATTACGGTATTTATAAATGTGATCGCGGTATTGCATTCCTCACTGCTGCATTTTCATCTAAGGAATCCATCTCTAAATCCGTCGCCATGATTGTTTTAAAAAGCTTCCCTTATGTGCTTGCCTACCTAAAAGAAAATTTGAGAGATATTTTTTCAGAGTTAAAAGTTAGTTTGCATACTGATATGACGGAACCTTACAAAAGTACCGTTTACGTATCTATTGAAAACGAATTTATTCGCTTCTGCAATATAAATAACCCTCAAAAGTTAAACGAGATGGAATTGTATATCTTAAGTGTTATTCCCGGACTGTCAGATAAGATACAAAAAATTTACAAATAAATATTCCCAGGCGTTAATTACACCTCACTAGGTGGGGATTCCTGCAACATGAGGAAAAGAAAATGCAAAACTCACTTTCTGTGATTAAGCAACCAATTATTAAACCGGAATTGCTCTTCGGTCCAAGTCAGGTTAATGACTACGGCGGAATGGTAATGACTTGCCGCATGAATGGTGATTCCATGCAACCCACAATAGAACCCGGTGAGGTGGTCGCGTTCGTTGATTGCGCTGGAGAAATAAAAATAGACGGTATCTATGTATTCACTAGATTAGTATTTGGCCGTGAAGTCCTATTTATTAAAAGAGTCTCCATCTTGCCAGATAATGAATTAATGATTACTTCTGATCACAAGGCGTATCAGACATATACCCTCTGCGCAGATGAGCGCGAAGATATGAAGATTTATGGGCGTGTCGTCGCTTCTCTTGCAATAAGGCGGTTCGTATGAAGAACAATGCGGCTTTTAAATTGGCAAAAATAATGGCTGCCGCTGGATATTGGGACATTGCGATTCTTTATCTTCGCAAAGCATATGGGGTGTAATTATGGCTAGTGAAATTGATATTCAGGAGACTGAGTTAAAAAGCTATCAGCTTTACTCACTCCTTAAAGTTGCCTCGCTTTCCTCAGATGAACTCGAACCATCAGAGGTTAAAAGTTTGTTCGAACTGGCTTACCAACTGTCAATACCAATTAGCTGTTTTATGCAGACACTTGAAAGCGAGGCCTTAAATGACGGCAAATAAAAACAACCTGATTGAAACCCGTCGCCGCCGACTTGTACAAGCAAAGCTGGATTCTGTTATGCGCAGAACGGGCGGCAATATTCAGATGGCAAAACTGGATAACGGAGCTTTATTCCCGGTTGAGTTATCCGAAGAAGTATTAACGAAAGCGTTAATAAAGCTCTTCGAACAAATGATTTACGACACGCATAGACGCGCCGAAGCGGAATCAATTATTTCGGGACATTACGCCGACTGCATCGGCAGAAGCAAATTAACGCCTGATGCCGTGTATTTCATGGATGCGTTAATTGAAACCCTGGCCGAAGAAGCGATGAAAAAACGGAGGCTCCAGAATGCATGCTAACCAGAAAACGTTTGTGCGCGACGGCGTCTCAATTCCGTTGCCAGTGCGGACAGTTGACCTGCACGTCTCCCCGGACTTCTCCGGTCGTGTACTGGTGTATCTGCAAAACGGGCTGGTCTCTGAACGTCGCCTTACTGACGACGAGATGATTCTCACCCTGGACGGGTTTATCAATTTGGCCCGTAAGTTCGGATGGACTGTTACCCCATCCAGCGGGAATTAAAGGACGGTACCTGTGGCACTGACACCAATACGCATTCCTGAGTGGGTGCATGAACAGGCGGTTTTCGTTCTACGCCAGTACAGAAACAAACGGGTTCACCCTTGCCGCATGCATCGCTCAGGAAATCTGAGCCTTCGGGTTAACCGACGCTGGCGGCTGCTGTCACGCGACGGCGGCCAAAGCTGGGAAGTAATGAGTCATGAGCGCTATTCGAAAGTTAAGGACAGAAAATGAACGATATCGAAAAAGCAAAAATTAAACGTCTGGTTGCCCGGTTAAAAGTTCTGAGCGAACGGGATGGCTGCAGCGTTCCGTCATGGATGCTGGACGAAAATCGTTACGGTAATAGCTCGCTGACCGCCGCAGAGCAGCAGGAATGGGCTGAATCCGTTTGCGCTCACATGCGTGGTTCCGTAGCGCTTCTGTACCTCATTGAATGCGGTAAACGCTTTGGGTTTCGTGAAGGCGATTATGTATTCCGGGATGGTGGAACGGCTCTGGGGCTTACGAGAGAACTTATCGAGAAGGTTTTGATTAAGTACGTGGAAGAAGACCTTATCCGGCACAAACCAGCGGAAGCCCATATCGCTGTTTACCAGTTCTACCAGGCCAATGACCAGCGCCTTAACGAGAGTGGACATTCATGGTTTAACGAATTTCTGGACGAAATATTCACCGATGTTGCCGTTCGTCTTCGTGCGGGTGAAGACCTGCCAGTTAAATCCAATACGCATTGAGGAAAAATGATGGCTATGAAAACTGAAATGACCAATGCCGGCCGGCAGCCAATGATGAGCAATAAAGAGATTGCTAGCCTGACGGAAAAGAGCACGGCATTACCATGCCCCAGCAATGCAACGGCGCTCGGTATGACATATCGCCAGCATCTGCTGGCACAGATTACTCCGGTATGTGTAAAGCACTTTTTGAATGATGTTGACTGGGAGGATTACGACGACATGGCTGCCACGATGTTGGGAATGGTGGATGCGATTATTGCCGCTGAACAGGGGAAATCAGAATGATGCAGAAAATCCTTATTGATACCAGCAATCTGAGCACCATTGCCGTTTGCCTGGAGCAATTGGTCAACGCTGAGCGTGCACAGTTGAGTATTGAGCATCTGCTCGATCAATCAACCAACAACGCTGAATTTAGTTCATGGAGGAAAAGTGCGGAAAAGGCCTTGCGCGCCGTGAAAGCGAAGCGTCGCCTAATTACCGCACAACTGGCAGTCCTCCGTCAGCAGGAAAAAGAAAAGAACGAAGAGAATCGCCAGCAACACAATGAATATCTCATTGCAGAGCTTCGGGAGATTGTTACGCCCTCTTCTTTCACTCGCTGCGTTCGTTATGCAACCGACAAATTGGAGGCTTGCGGTGAGTGAATCAAATATTTTCGAACTTGTGAAGCTGATTAAGGCTGCTAACGGCGATCCGTCGACCATGACTGACGCTATTTGGGAGGCGGGATATCGCCAGACAGAACGGACAGCAGAAGAAGCGGCAAAGATAACGATTGATGTCTTTTTTTACTGTAATTCATTTGCTATGCCGACTGAATGCCGGCCGCGCGATTATGACAGCATTCTGCAAAATGAGCTGATGAAGGCGGTGCTGGGCGAGGACGATGAACTGCATGAAGCAGAGCCGGCAGCCATCGCAAAAAGCGTGATCAGCGCTGGTTTCACTAAAAAGGTGTGAGGTGGGTATGCAGACGATTATTCAGGTGGAACCGAACGAATGGGTTACCGAGCAACTGCTGATTGCGGTTACCGGGATGAAGCCTGGCACTATCGCCCGGGCGCGTAAAAACTCCTGGCTTCTTGGACGGGAATACAAGCACGTATCACCAGATGGTGAACCGAAACCCACCAGCGAATGCATGTATAACCGCAAGGCGGTTGACGCATGGATTGCCGCACAAAAACAACCAATCTGGTGATTAAGGCACATGAAACGGGTAAGCTTAAGGTGCTCCTGGACGTCGGGAGGGATATATGAGTAAAGCATCATACCCAACGGGCGTTGAGAATCATGGCGGTTCGCTCCGCATATGGTTCAAATATAATGGTAAGCGAGTCAGGGAAAATCTCGGCGTTCCTGATACCGCTAAAAACCGGAAGGTTGCCGGAGATCTGCGAACGTCGGTCTGCTTCTCTATTCGCATGGGAAAGTTTGACTATGCAAAGCAGTTTCCGGATTCACCCAACCTTGCCCGCTTCGGGCAATCCGGAAAGGAAATCACGGTGAAAGAACTCGCCGATAAGTGGGTGGAGCTGAAAAGAATGGAGATCAGCACAAATACCATGAGTCGCTACGAGTCAATTATCAAGAATATGCTACCCCGCCTGGGAGGTAGAAAACTTGTATCAGCGGTAACAACCGAAGATTTGCTGTTCATTCGAAAAGATCTACTGACTGGTTACCAGGTCATGAAGAAGGGATATCGCACACCGGTTAAGGGAAGAAAAGCGCCTTCCGTAAACAACTACATGACTCTTATGTCTGGAATTTTTCAGTTTGCGCAGGATAACGGATATATAAAGCAAAACCCGTTTAGCGGAATTAACAGGCTAAAGAAGGCTAAAGCCGATCCAGATCCACTCAGCCGCGATGAATTTATCAGGTTTATAGAGGCATGCCGACACCAGCAATTGAAGAATTTATGGTCGCTGGCGATTTATACAGGCATGAGGCATGGGGAGCTGTGCGGGCTTGCGTGGGAGGACATTGATTTGAAAGCTGGTACGTTAACGGTCAAGCGCAATCACACCCAAACTGATGAGTTCACCCTGCCAAAAACCGAGGCGGGAACTGACAGGGTGATTTTTCTCATCAAGCCAGCAATCGAAGCCCTTAAAAGTCAGGCCGAACTAACACGCCTGGGCAGACAGTACGAGATTGAAGTGAAGTTACGGGAGTATGGCCGGTCAGTCATTCACCCCTGCACCTTTGTTTTCAGTCCTCAGTGTACCCGGCGTGGTGTTCATACAGGATATCACTATGCAGTGAATTCAATTAATAAAATCTGGGCTTCGGTTATCAAGCGTGCAGGGCTCCGTTATCGTAACGCCTACCAGTCACGGCATACCTATGCATGCTGGTCGTTGTCTGCCGGAGCCAACCCAAGCTTTATAGCAACCCAGATGGGGCACGCTAACGCTCAGATGGTCTTTAAGGTTTACGGAAAGTGGATGTCAGAAAGCAGTGCTGAGCAAGTGTCTATACTAAACCAGAAGTTGTCAGAGTTTGCCCCATCCATGCCCCAAGGGGCTGAATGCGGCTAGTAAGGCATTTTAAATTCAAGTAGTTAGAGCGGTGTGTTATACATTTTAGTAACATGCGGCACGAAATGCCCTCGACCCGTTTTGCGCGATATGGTGTGATCGGGGTTCAATAAATCAATAAACAAGGTATACTCCAGCGGTTTCCACCTGCTTTGTTTATTGTACTAAACGCTCCTGTGAGAGGATGCTACGGCGCACCATGACACGACTCGCTTCCCCTGCTCTGCAGACGCTGCTGGATACTGATGCCTACAAATTGCATATGCAACAGGCGGTGTTCCATCACTACTACGATGTGCATGTTACAGCTGAATTTCGCTGCCGCGGCGACGATCTTCTCGGCATTTATGCCAGCGCAATTCGCGAAGAAATTGACGCAATGCAACATCTGCGCCTGCAGGAAGACGAATACCAGTGGCTGTCCGGCCTCCCCTTCTTCAAAGCGGATTACCTGCAGTGGCTGCGTAATTTCCGTTATGACCCGTCGCAAGTGACCGTCATAAATGATAATGGCAAGTTGAACATTCGCATGTCCGGGCCATGGCGCGAAGTCATTATGTGGGAAGTGCCGCTACTGGCAGTAATTAGCGAGCTTGTGCATCGCTGCCGCTCTCCGCAGGTGGGTGTTCAGCAGGCCCTGCTGCATCTTGAAACAAAACTGGCGGATTTTGCTACCCGCACTGCAGAGCTGGATATGTCAGGTTTCCGTCTGATGGATTTCGGCACGCGCCGCCGTTTCTCACGCGAGGTGCAGTACGCTATCGTGGCACGCCTCAAGCAAGAGCCCTGGTTTATCGGCACCAGCAATTACGATCTTGCACGCCGCCTGTCGCTCACGCCAATGGGGACCCAGGCTCACGAATGGTTCCAGGCACACCAGCAAATCAGCCCGGATCTGGCTACCAGTCAACGTGCCGCACTCGCCGCGTGGCTGGAAGAGTACCCGGAGCAACTCGGTATTGCCCTGACAGACTGTATCACCATGGATGCCTTCCTGCGTGATTTCGGGCCTGTGTTTGCGCAACGTTACCAGGGTTTGCGTCATGATTCTGGCGACCCTGTGGAATGGGGCGAAAAAGCCATCGCGCATTATGAAAAGCTTGGTATCGATCCCCTGTCGAAGACGCTGATTTTTTCTGACAATCTTGATCTCAATAAAGCGCTGGATCTCTATTGCCATTTTGCCTCCCGCATCAAGCTGGGCTTTGGTATTGGTACGCGTCTGACCTGCGATATTCCGCATGTGAAACCGCTGAACATCGTGATAAAGCTGGTTGAGTGTAATGGCAAACCGGTAGCGAAGTTATCTGACAGCCCCGGCAAAACAATTTGCCACGATAAAGCCTTTGTGCGTGCGTTGCGCAAAGCGTTCGACCTGCCGCAAGTTAAAAAGGCCAGTTAA